TACAGGAATGTTATCTATTCCATTTAATCTTGTAATAGGATTATATGTAGTTGGGTCTACAATTGCATCAAAAGTTCCTTTACCTGTTGGGTATTGCGGACTTTCTAGTAAAGTATTTTCTGTCCAACCTGGACTATCTTTATCAATTGTAACTAATAAAATAAAATTGTCTACAGGATTAATAGCAAAAGTTCCTGTAATTTCTTTACCGTTAGGTTGGCGGAAATGTATAGTGCTTGTGCCTTCTTGGAAACTACCTAAAGCAGCGAGTACAGCATTCCAATCTAATTTTTTATCATCTGTAAATTCTTTTTTGTCTAAACCTAAACTCTGAATTGCAGCATTTTGATCTACAATTGATAAATCATAATCGTTAGGATTGCCATTATTTGATTTAAACAACAACACTGGATATCTTGGATTTACATATACAACATTTGAATCTGTTTGATTGTATACTAAACTTGATAAATTTTGTACATCGCCATCTTCTGTAAATATGTTTGCAACAATACTTCTTACAACTCCAAGTTTTTTAACTTTTGCAGGCGGAGATACGTATATAGGGATTTCAAAATCTAGTGAACAAATGTCAATGTCTGATTCAGTTCCTGCCGGTATACTTCTTGAACTAAAATTCATACCTGTCATTCTTACAACACTTAAACTTGTCCAGTCAATATAATTGTCATTTGTTTGTATTTCAAATGCAGGATTAAACAGCACCATTATCTGTTCTAACAATTGTAGTTTTTGATCTGTGTTAGATGTCCATACATCTAATTTGCAAGTCATCAAGTAAGGCGTTGGCATTAGTCTTTCTACTGTAACATTTTTACCTGGAGCGCCTGTATATTGTCTGTTACCTGCTTCATCTACAGTGTAGTTACGTTCACGTATATTCACTTTACTTACAAATGTAGGATCTGTTAATCTTGATGTATCTATATCTAATCCGGTGATATATGCAGCCATTCTAGGTACTGTTGGCATTTTGTTTTCAGAATTTTCTCTTATGATGTTTGCAACTTGCCTTGTTAGATCTCCATACATTACTGGAACAGTTTGCTGATCTCCATTGCCTGCTTCGTATTTGAAACCAATAAAGATTCTCATAAACTGAGTAACATATTTTCTAATTTGTCCGTCGTAAAAGAAATCCATTATTTACTTGCCTTTTTAAAATCGTGTGTAAACGCAGTTTTATCACCTTTTGCAGCAGCAGCTCTACGTTGCTGTAACTTAATTGCAAGTGGCTCGTCATCATCTTTACGTACTTTTTTCTTAATAGTTGTTCTTCTCGGTGTTCTTGTTGCGAACCCTAATATTTCATCTATACGCATTATTCATCTGCCTTTGGTTTAAGTGCTTTTGAAAGACTCTGTCTTTCTTTAACTGTTTCTCCATCAATTACTGATTCATTTGTATTGTTGATGAACGAAGTTTTTTGTGTCTCACGTTTTTCGTTTCCAGCAAAGTCTGCACCTGGTGCAGTATCGCTAGGACCTAAATTAGTTATATTTGTTCTCACATCATCCTCTACTTTGCTCCATCTTCCTTTAGCAAACCTAAATAGTCTAGTAGGTTTGTAATCAGTTCTCAGATGGAATTGTCCTTCTGATGGACCTAATGGAAATGCTATTCCTTGCGTGAACGGTGCTCCGTTAGGCGGAATACCATCACCTAGTAAATAGCCTTTGTAGCCATTTGCTTCTGCTGATTGGAACACAGTATCAGCAGTTACAGTATCAATGTCTGCATCATCTAGTGTAGTATCAGCAGTAACAAGTTCTGTTTTTCCTGTTTCGTCCTGTTGTAAAGTATATAATTTTGTAGTATCATATCCACTCTGTGGCGTATCTGCTTCTGCTTGATCTTCTACAGCCTTAGTAATTTGCATTTCTTTCTCATATGTAGACATAATATCTTTGAGTGTGTCTGCAAGTTTGTAGTAAGTTGTATCAGGAGGAGCAATGCCTGTTACTTCCTGTGTAACAGTATATTTTTCACCATTAGGTGCTGTGACTGTATCACCTGGATAGTAAGTAGAATCTGGATTCCAAGTGCCTTTAAAGTTTTCTGAATCTGCAATTTGATCCAATATGTCTTTGAATTCTTGTGAATCTACTAATGGTTTACACTTAGCTCTATATAGGTGCGGATACCATGTTACTGAGAAGCCTTCTGCTGCTCTGTTTACATCTTCAATAACATAAAATCTTTTTAATGCATAATTCAAATCGTTCAGTGCATATTCGTCTTTCAGGTGAGGTAACTCTATTACATCACCAGGAATAATTTTTCTACCAAGTTTTTCTATAGTATCCGTAATATGAAATGTAATGAATACTGTATCATTTTGTAAAAATAATCCAAATTGACTCAGATTAAAATCAATATCTTGTACGTTATATACTCCACGCATAACGTAAACATCTGGATCATACTTTCTGTCTCTGTTTTCAAGGAAAAGCATATCCTGAATATTAGTAGGACTTAGAGTATCATATTTGGGCTCACTAGGAGTTGCTTCTCTGCTAGATGCTGCTGAGCCTAGATACTTGTGCATAAGCACATCAGTACCACCAACTTGGAACATCTCCCAGGCAGTTTTGTCAATAAACTTGTAATCGTTGCCCTTTTCTGGACGATATAAACTTAGTCTTGGCATAGTATATGTATTTACCGTTTTCTCGCAAAGGCATAAATACTAATATGAGCCAAATAGATAAAGCAAAACAAGAAGTATTTGATTATGTGCGATTGATGCTAGGCGATGGCATGATCGACGTTGAACTCGATCCTGAACATTATGAAACTGCTTTGAAACGTTCACTAGGTGTTTTTAGGCAGCGTTCTGATAATTCTGTAGAAGAAAGTTACATTACGTTAAGTTTAGAAGAGAATCAAAACGAATATATACTGCCTAAAGAAATACAACAAGTAAGGCAAATATATCGTAGAAGTGTAGGATCACGTACAGGAAGCGGCACAGGCGGAACAGTATTTGAGCCTTTCAACTTAGCATATACTAACACGTACTTGTTAAGTTCAACTAATATGGGTGGACTTGCAACTTATGAATTATTTGCACAGTATCAAGAACTTGTTGGAAAAATGTTTGGTTCGTTTATCAACTTTACTTGGAATCCACAAAGTAAGAAACTAATTATTATGCAGCGTCCAAGAGGAACTGAAGAAGTATTGCTATGGGCGTACAATGATAAACCTGACTTTGTAATACTAGAAGATGTTTATTCAGGACAATGGATTAGAGATTACACTCTTGCAAACTGTAAAGTAATGTTAGGACAAGCAAGAGAAAAATTTGCTAGTATTGCAGGACCACAAGGCGGAACTGCACTAAATGGTGCAACTATGAAACAAGAAGGATTCAATGATATTGAACGTCTCACAATGGAACTAGGAACACAAGTTGCAGGCGGACACGGATATAGTTGGATAATTGGATAATGCGTATTTCAGAATTAGTTACACAAGAAGAACACGATCAAATTTTTAATGAAGTCGCAAAGATGGTTTGGGGTAGAGCTGCTCCTACTGCTAAAGGCGGTAAAACTAAACTGCGTTTTAGATGCTCAGTAGGTCCGCGTAAAGGCAGACAAGTAAGTCATCCTTCAAAGTGTGTACAACAATACAATGTTGCAAAAGCTCAGAAAATGAAAACCACTAGAGCAAGAACTGCTCCTACACAAGCACGTAGACAGAAACGAAGTAAATCAATCAACACAGCAAGTGTTTTGGCTAGAAAACTAAACACAGGTAAGCCAGGACAACCTAAACCTTTTTATTAAAAAATACTTGACATACTCGCAAAAGATGCTATAATGTAACTTTAAAGGAGAGAGTTATATGATTATAGGCGTTTGCGGGTTTATCGGTTGTGGTAAAGATACAGTAGCAGACTATCTTGTTAATTTCCATGAATACCGTAGAGAAAGTTTCGCAGATTCGTTAAAAGATTCAGTAGCAGCAGTATTTGGCTGGGATAGAACCATGCTCGAAGGTAGAACAAAAGAGTCAAGAGAATGGAGAGAACAGACAGATAAATGGTGGGCTGAAAGATTAGATATGCCGACTCTTACTCCGCGTTGGGTATTACAATATTGGGGTACTGAAGTATGTCGTAGAACTTTTCACGATGATATTTGGATTGCTAGTTTAGAAAACAAATTACGTAAAAGTGGTGATAATATTGTTGTAAGTGATGTAAGATTTCCTAATGAAATAAAGGCTATTAGGAATTTAGGCGGTAAAATACTGTGGGTCAAAAGAGGAGATCTACCTAGTTGGTACGATTTAGCAATAGCAGCAAATCAAGGATCAAATGCTGCAATAAAAGGCATGAGAGATAGCAAAATTCATGCTAGTGAATGGGCATGGGTTGGAACTAACTTTGATGAGGAAATTGCTAATGATAACAGTATTGATGACTTATATACAAATATCAAATCAATAATCAGCAACTAAGTCACCTTGTTTCCATCTAATACCTTCTTTAGATAATACTGTACGACAATTAGCACATACAGTTTTTAAGTTACTGTGCTTACAGTTATCTAGGTTTTCGTCAACGTGATATACTCTAAAAACTTCTTGATGCGGTGATTTATAGCCGCATTTATCACACTGTTTTTTAATCCTATAACCTGCTCTATACCATCTAGGAATGCCATGATATACTCCATGTGTTGAGCATGCTTCGCATAAACTTCTATAATACGTTTTGCCATGTTTTTTATAGTTTACTGCTCTGGGTCTTAAACCGCACTTACATAAAGGTCTCATACATGTATTTACACCTTTTCTATCCCTTTGTCTAAGGCGCCTAAACGCACCATTTTTCTAACATTCCGCTAAATACAATATAACAATACATTACGTAATGAATTGAATATTACCAGGAGAAAAGTAAATGGCACTTACATCACCCGGCGTAGAAGTTAGTGTAATAGATGAGAGTTTTTATACTCCGGCTGAACCCGGAACAACTCCGCTTATTATAGTAGCAACAGCCCAAGACAAAACAAATGCCGCAGGCACTGGCGTTGCTTCAGCAACTACGGCGGCGAATGCAGGGAATGCATTTAAAGTGACAAGTCAAAAAGAATTAGTAGATCTTTTTGGAGTACCTAACTTCGAAAAGACAGCGAGTAATACACCTATTCACGGTAGCGAGTTGAACGAATACGGATTATTAGCAGCATACAGTTTATTAGGTGTTTCTAACGCAGCATTCGTAACGAGAGCTGATGTTGATCTAGGTCAACTAGAAGGAACAGCAGAGGCTCCGGGAGCGAACCCACCGGACGGAACTTGGTGGATTAACACAGGTTCTACAGCATTTGGGATCCAAGAATGGAATAGTGCTGCAATTAGCACTACAGGCGGACAAAAATTTGCCGCTAAGACTCCGATTGTACTTACAGACGATGATGCTTCAAAAATTTCAAATAATGCACCATTAGGTTCAGTAGGATCAATTGGCGACTATGCAGTTGTATTTGAAACAGTAGGAACTGCTTCAACAGGAACATTTAGTTTTTCTAAAGATCCAGCAAGAATGTATTACAAATCACCAGGTAACACACAAGCAGGTGTTGCAGCAGGTGATTGGGTACTAGTTGGTTCTCAAGAATGGAGAGGACAAACTCCAACAATTATTACTGCACAATTGACAGGATCTAAAATTACAGCAGCAGCAGGTAATTTTACAATTAATGGTACTACAGTTACTATTGGTGGAAGTGATACTGTTGACGATATTGTTGCAACAATTAACGGATTAAGCATTACAGGTGTTACAGCAAAAAATGTAAGCGACAAGATTTACATTTACACTGATGGAACTTCTAATACTAATGCTAATACAATTATTATTGGGGCAGGTACTGCAGATTTAACTGAGTTAGAAATATCAGCAGCAACTTACAAAGGCCCTGAGCTTTACCAAGCACCTCATACACTTGTGCCACAATGGAAAGGAACTCCTGGAAGTGATGCTGATGCAAGGCCAACTGGATCTGTATGGATTAAAACTACAGAGCCAAACAATGGTTCAAGATGGAGAGCAGCAAAATGGGATAACGCAACTACTACTTGGGTATCATACGATGCTCCATTATTTGCAAATGGACAATCAGCAATTTACTCATTAGATAGAAGCGGTGCAGGTGTTAATATTGCAGCAGATAGTTTGTTTGTACAAACTAATGCATTTGAACACAGCATGTACGATTCATCTCCTGCAACAGCAGTGTTCCGTGTATGGCGTAGAGCAAACACAGGAGCAACAACAGTTACATCAGCAGTTGTTGCAGCACAGTTAACAGCAGATGATTATACTTTCGAAATCCAAGAATCAATTCAAGGACAAGAAGCATTAAATGCAGCAGTAAACGTATCATTTTCAAGTTCAGGTTCAAGTTCAGATGCAAATGTTATGGCAGCAGCAATTAACGCAGCAGGCTTTACAAACATTGAAGCAGGCGTAACAGAAAATAACGAAGTTACAATTTCACACAAAACAGGTGGAGAAATTAGACTACGTGACGTAGGAAGAGATGCTATTGGTGCATTGTTTACACCATATAACATTGATACAGCAGAAGGTACTGCTAATTTCTACAACTTGTCAGATGCATCTTTAACAGGCGGACAAGGTCAATTAGCACCAGGTGCAGATGACTCAACTGCTGAAAATAGATATCTTGCTTCAAACTGGCAACCACTTTCTTCAAGTGATTTTTACGCTAGTGCAGATAATCCAGAAGCAGAACCAGCAGATGGACAACTTTGGTACAACCCAGAGTTTTCAGATGTGGACATTATGATACACGACGGTACTACTTGGGTAGGTTACAGAAGTGCAACAAGTCCATATGTTGAAGCAGCAAGCGATAGAGTTGGATATGTTCCAACTGTAAGTGCTTCTAATCCATATGTTTCTGGAACTACAACAGATGGTGATCTTTGGATTTCAACAGCAGATATTGAAAACTTTCCAACGATTTACAAGTATGACAGTAACCAATCAGGTCCTGCTTCAGAAAGATGGATATTAGTTGATAAAACTGACCAAACAACTGAAGATGGTATATTGTTTGGAGATGCACGTTATGGTTCATCAGGTGCTACTGGTAACACAGCAGCAACTATTAAAGATTTAATGAAAGTTGATTTCTTAGATCCAGATGCTCCAGACCCAGCATTATATCCACAAGGTATGCTATTATGGAACTTACGTAGAAGTGGCGGCAACGTTAAACGTTATGCTAACAACTACATTGATATTACAGCAGATAACCAACGCTTTAACAATGACGAAGCAATGGCAGATTATGCAACTGATCGTTGGGTTACTGAATCAGGTAACAATGAAGACGGATCAGGTTCATTCGGTAGAAAAGCGCAACGTAAAGTTGTTGTACAAAGAATGAAGAGTGCAGTTGACACAAGCAGCCAAGTACGTGATGAAGAAAGACGTAACTTCAACATTATTACTGCTCCAGGTTATCCTGAATTAATGAGCAACCTAGTTAATCTAAACATTGACAGAGGCTTAACAGCATTTGTTATTGGTGACACACCACTTAGATTAGCAGCAGATGCAACTACATTGACTAACTGGGGAACAAATGCTTCCTTAGTAACAGACAATGGCGATGATGGCTTAGTAACATACGATGAATACTTAGGAACGTTTTATCCAAATGGATTTACAACTGACTTAGGTGGTTCAAATGCAGTTGTTCCAGCATCACACATGATGATGAGAACTATTGCACTAAGCGACCAAGTATCGTTTCCATGGTTTGCACCTGCAGGAACAAGACGAGGCGGCATTTCAAATGCTACAGCAGTAGGATTTATTGATGCAGCAACAGGCGAGTTCCAAACAGTTGCACTTAACGAAGGACAAAGAGATACATTATATGATCTAAAAGTTAATCCAATTACATTCTTTAATGGAGTAGGATTAGTAAACTACGGACAGAAAACTAGAGCAAGAAATGCTTCTGCACTAGATAGAATTAACGTAGCACGTTTAGTTGTATACTTACGTAGTCAACTTAACAAATTGGCTCGTCCGTATATCTTTGAACCAAATGATAAGATTACTAGAGATGAAGTAAAACAGGCAGTTGAAAGTTTACTTCTTGAGCTAGTTGGTCTTAGAGCAATTTATGATTTCGCAGTAGTATGTGACGAAACAAACAATACGCCAGCAAGGGTAGATAGAAATGAACTTTATGTTGATATTGCTATTGAACCTGTCAAGGCTATTGAGTTTATATACATTCCGTTGCGTGTCAAGAACACAGGGGAGATATAAGACATGCCTATTACATCATTAAATAACTTTTCAGTACCGACAGACGCAGGCAACCAAGTGCTCTTGATGCCTAAACTAAAGTATCGCTTTAGAGTGACACTTTTAGGATTTGGAGTAAGTGCTGCAACTGAATTAACTAAACAAGTAGTTGATGTGTCAAGACCTAAAGTAGGTTTTGAAGAAATGCCGTTAGACGTTTACAACTCAAAAGTATACCTAGCAGGTAAGTATACATTTGAAACGTTAACACTAAACTTACGTGATGACGCTAGTGGCGAAGTACAAAGACTAGTTGGTCAACAGGTTCAGAAACAGTTTGACTTTGTTGAACAGGCTTCTGCAAGATCAGGTATTGACTACAAATTTACATCTAAAATTGAAGTGCTAGACGGTGGTAACGGCGGACTAGAAGGCGGCGCACAAGTGTTAGAAACTTCTAACATGTATGGCTGCTTCCTAACTAACGTAGACTACGGTGATGCTAACTACGGTACTAACGAGCCAATGCAAGTAGCATTGACTATACGTTTTGATAACATGGTACAGTGGGGCGCTGGCGAACAAAGCATTGGTATTGGTATTGGTGCAAACGTTGGCAGAACAGCAGCAGATGGTCCAGGTACTGGTGGTTCAACTACTGGTTCAAGTTCAAATCAAGGCTAATACTAATTTTAGTATTGAATTTAAAGAGCCCGGATTTTTTCCGGGCTTTTTTTATGGCTAAATACTAGTATGGCAAATAAATTCACAAGATTTCTTACAGACGTATTTACAGGGGTAACAAACCCTAAAGGTAGAGTAGCAAATTATACTCATGCTACTAGACTATTCATTGACGATAATATGCGTCTTGCTCCTAAGACGAAATTTAATTATTATCTAAGAATCGAACTAGATCCAACTGCACATAAGGCTCCTAACTTTACTGCAAAACATGCAGAAGAAACAGGACTCTTAGTTAAGACTGCAGACTTGCCAAAATTTACGTTTGATATGGACACATATAATCAATATAATAGAAAAAAAATAGTTTATAAAAATATAAACTACGATGATGTTACTTTTACTTTTCATGATGATAATCAAGGTGTTATAAGTGCATTATGGGCAATCTATTATGGTTACTATATAAAAGATAGAACATTGCCAACAGCAGCATATTCAGATAAAACAGATCCTTACAGAGCAACAGGCACTGAATTTGATAAATTTAGATATGGACTAGATAATGATGTAAGTTCGCCACTATTCAAAACTGTTACTTTGTTCACAATGGGAAGAAGAAGGTTTATCGGTTATACTCTAGTAAATCCTAAAATTAAAAGTTGGCAACACGGTAATAGAGATTATGCTGCAACTTCTGAACCTGCAGAAAGCACAATGTCATTATCATATGAAGCAGTTAGATACAGTGCAGGCACAGTATCACAAGGATCACCAAAAGGATTTGCAACTTTACATTATGATAACACACCTGGTCCATTACAAATCGGCGGCGGCGGAACAGGAAACCTTCTAGGAGAAGGTGGAGTATTAGACGGATTAGAATCTGTATTTGGTGCTGTTGGAGATGGATCAGCATTTAGCTCTGGAGGCAATTTTTTAAGCACTGCAATTAAAGCAGTAAATACTTACAAAGGTGCAAAAGGTTTAAGCAAAGCAGGCTTACTATCTGAAGCAACAAATATTTTAACAAGTCCTGTAGGTACACAAGCAATATCAAATACAATAAGTGGAGTTGCAGGATCTATCTTTAAAAGAAATGATCCAAATAACTCAACTACTAAAGGTACACAGAAAAAATTAGGCGGTACCGGAGTCGGAAGACAGGATATAAGTACATAACATGGCTACAAATTTACCAGCAAAACCAATTACAGATAGTGCAGCAAAAACAAAACTATTTTTTGATACCTATGGAACTGCACCTTTAGAATTTAATGCAACAGAAGTTGATGCAACAATAGGATTTTTTGAAAGCAGAGGGTTCAGTAAAGAAGCAGCTCAGACAATTTCTATGAGTATTCTTAAACAGGCTAAATTAGAAAATGTAAAAATTTTTAGTATACTTGATGATTTAAAAAAGATAGAGGGATTAGAACTTAGTGGAATAGTTTCAGAAATACTAAACAATAATAGACCTGCGACATCCACATTAGGTTATAGGAAACCATCACCAGATATTACAAAACAACGTAATGTGGTAGCATAATGCCTAAGTTTGCTCAAGGCAGATTCGAAATGAAAAATCCCGGAAAGTATGTTGGGACTAAAACTCCTCTTGCTCGTAGTAGTTGGGAATTTGTTTTTATGAGAATGTTAGATGAACATCCGGGTGTAGAAACATGGGCGAGTGAAAGTATTAAGATACCTTATAGAGATCCTTTTACAGGAAAGTATTCGATCTATGTTCCAGACTTTTTTGTTGTGTATAATGAAAAAGGTGGAAAGAAAAGAGCAGAAGTAATTGAAGTAAAACCTAAAAATCAAACCATGCGTGAAAGTGTAGGAAAAAGCAGATACAATCAAGAACAGTATGTTAAGAATATGGCAAAATGGGAAGCAGCATCGGCATGGTGTAAACAAAAGCGTGTAAGATTTCGTATTGTAAATGAAGAAGATATTTTTCACACCGGCCAGAAAAGACGATAAGTATTATTATGACTAAGAAACTAGAAGAACTGTTTAATATGGAAGACAAAGAAACTGCATTACAAAAGCAGGAGCAAACTGCCCCTGTAGAAGTAACACCGCAGCAAATTAGAAGTGTTGACGACAGTTATAAAGAAGTAAGTAAAATTACAAGCAGTCTGCCTAAAATACAAGAATTAGATCATATGGAAGAAAAAGACCTAGATAGTCTTGCAGACAAAGCAGAAAAAGCATATGATGATTTGATGGATTTAGGTATGAATGTAGAAGTGCGTTACAGCGGACGTATATTTGAAGTTGCTAGTAGTATGCTTAAAAACGCCATTGATGCTAAAACTGCCAAAGTAGATAAGAAACTAAAAGCAGTTGATTTACAGTTGAAAAAATTAAAATTGGACCAAGATGCGCCTGAAGATCCTAACGATGTGCTTGACGGAAAGGGCTATGTAATGCTTGATCGCAATGAATTAATTAAGAAATTAAGCGAAAAGGAATAAATACATACATGAAGACGTTAAAAGAATATATATCAGAATCAAAGAAAACCTATAGTTTTAAGGTTAAAGTTGCAGGTGATTTGCCCGAAAGTTTTGCAGACGATTTGAAAGCAAGATTAGAAAATCGTGGTATACTGCAATTTGAAGCAATGAAAACTACACCAGTCACAGAAGTACCACATGATTTTCCAACATTGAAAAATCTAGAAGTGCATACATTTGATGTAATGACTGAGTATCCAATCACAACAAGCGAAATTGAAAAAGAAATTTTTGAAATGGGATGTTGCGAAGCAGGATATTACAAGGTTAGAAATAGCTCAAGTCCAACTGAAATTGATCAAATTACTATGGGCAGCAAAGCAGATTATGAAGGTGCATTACTACATGACAACGAATATAAAGATGGCATGAAAATTAAGCACAAAGAATATTTTGGAGACGACTTTAATAAAAGTTTTTTGAAGGAACTTTCTAAAGAAGCAAAAGCAAGAAAAAAAGAACTAGGTCATGATAAACTAAAAGCAGATGTTTATCAAGATACACCAAAATTAAAACAAGATAAAGCAGGGGTTGCAAGTCCTGTGGGGAGTAAATAATGGATTTTAATCAGTTACTAGCCAGAATGCAGGAACTAGACGGTGTTAAAACCGAAGCACCTGTAGTAGATCAAAGCACTGAAGAATGTGGAATGAATGAGATGCCGCCAATGATGGCACCAAGTATGCCACCTGCAGAAGAAAAAGATAAGGCTTCAATGAGCATTAACATAAATGCACAAGGTGATGCAATTGACGATGTAATGGCACTAATTGCAAAAATGAAGGGTGATATGAAACCTGATATGCCAGAAATTCCTACTATGTCAATTATGGCACCAGGAATGGACGGACCAATGGACGGACCAGAAGGACCGCCAATGCCTAAGCCTATAAACAAATTATTACCAGACTTCGATGGCGACAACGATGATATGCCAGGCGGAGAAAAAGATCTTCCTAAAGACCACGACAAAGATCATGTTATGATTAAGTCACTAGATAAAGACGGTGATATGGATCATGATATGGATGACCATGATATGGAAAAAGACGACAAGGAAGAAAAAGATAAAGAAGAAGCATATGCTAATGAGCCTGATGAAGAATATAAAGATATAGACTACATTACACAAAAGACAGCAGGCGGAATGAATAGACGTAAAGGAACACATCCAAAAGTTGCTGGTGGAGATAATCCAATGCAAAAAGTTGGTGAGGCTGAATTACGTAATTCTATTAAAGAGCAATTGCTTAAAGCATTAGAAGAACATAAAGGAGCATAAAGATGGCAGACTTATTAACATCAACAATTGGCGGTGGTAGTTCAGTATTAGTTGCAGCGAATAGACAACCTGCATCAGATGTTACTGCTATTGATTTCCCAGGTGGAAAAAATTTAACATTTTTTGAAGTTGATTTTGGAGCAGCAGCAAATGCTGAAACAGGTGCTAATGAAGCAATCCAAGGACTTATCGAAATTATTGGTAAGTATTGTACTATTGTTATTAGAGGCGACTTACATGCAACTAACCAAAAAATGTGTTTTGCAGTTGAACAATCAAATGCATCGTTAGATTATGATGGTGCTGGAGCAGAAACACTAGTAGAACAAATTGAAGATGAATGTATTGCACTAGGTGCTACATACGGAAATAACAACTTCGATATGACTGCTGTAACTGCAACAGTTAAAACATCATTTGATTTCGCATAAATCATAGATTTCATACTATCCAAATAGGCTCTTCGGAGCCTATTTCCTTCTATAAATACTAGTATGGCAAAGAGTTTAGATGGCGTTCAAATTAAGAAGGCCCATACAAAGCAAAAATATACACTAGATGAAGTTAAACATCTTGAAGGATGCATGGATCCTAAAGAAGGTCCTTTATATTTTGCAAAAAACTTTATTCATATACAACATCCAACTAAAGGCAGTATGCCTTTTGTCCCATACGGATATCAAGAAGAATTATTAAGAGCCTATCACGATCATAGATATACAATTGCTATGTTGCCAAGACAGATGGGTAAAACTACTTGTGCGGCTGCATACCTTTTGTGGTATTGTATGTTTACTCCTGAAGCACAAGTTTTAATTGCTGCACACAAGTACACAGGTGCACAAGACATCATGAATAGATATAGATTTGGTTATGAAAATTTGCCAGACTTTATTCGTGCAGGTATCTATACATACAACAGGAACACAATTGAATTTGATAACGGTAGTAGAATACAAGCAACTACTACAACAGAAGATACTGGACGTGGTAAATCACTTTCATTAATATACTGTGATGAGTTTGCATTTGTGCAACCGCCAGAGAAAGCTCGAGAGTTTTGGACTGCACTTTCTCCAACACTGTCAACAGGTGGTAAAGCAATAGTTACAAGCACACCAAACTCAGACGAAGATCAGTTTGCACAGATATGGACCGAAGCCAATAAAAAGTTTGACGAATATGGAAATGATAATGTTGTAGGAACAAATGGATTTTTTCCTTTCTTTGCACCATGGGACGAACATCCTGATAGGGACGAAGAATGGGCACAAGAAGAACGTGCGAAAATTGGTGAAGAAAGATTTAGACGTGAGTTTGATTGTGAGTTCTTGATTTTTGATGAAACACTTATTAACAGTGTTAAACTTGCAGAACTTGAAGGCAAAGAACCTATACAAAATATGGGACAGACACGTTGGTATAAAAAGATTAATCCTAAAGCAACTTATTTGTTAGCACTTGATCCTAGTTTAGGTACAGGAGGAGACTATGCAGCAATACAAATATTTGAAATGCCATCAATGGAACAGGTAGGAGAGTGGCGACACAATCTTACACCTGTGCAACAACAAATTAGACATTTGAAAAGCATTTTACAATATATCTTTGATGAACAAGTTGCTGGCGGTAATTCAAATCCTACAATTTACTATAGTTGTGAAAATAACACAATAGGCGAAGCAGCATTAGTAGTAATTAAAGATATAGGAGAAGAAAATTTCCATGGACTGTTTTTATCAGAACCTATTAGAAAAGGACATGTAAGGAAATTCAGAAAAGGGTATAATACAACACACAAAACTAAGATCACAGCATGTAGCGGACTGAAAAACGCAATAGAAAAAAACAAAATGGTCATAAACAGCAAGCCTCTAATATCTGAATTAAAGACATTTGTAGCAACAGGAGTAGGATATAACGCAAAAACAGGAGAGCATGACGATTTAGTTAGTGCTTGTCTGCTTATTGTAAGGATGGCTAATCAATTGGCTGATTGGGATCCTAAAATATACGAAAAATTGACGGAGAGAATGACAGAAGACGAGTATCCAATGCCAATATTCGTATCTGGCGGTTTTTGATAAATACTTTACTATGGATAGCACCAATAATATTTCAACAGATCTGTTTTATAAGATTAGAAGCAGATTTACTGGTTTAAAACTAGGCGAAGCAACAGGACAAATAACAATTAATCCTGAGTCTGCTCGTTTTTTCGATTTCGATTATACAGAAAACGACAAAAATATAGGGCATGTGAGCATAAGTTTAGCAGAACCTAATTCAATGAAAGTATACTTTTCAAGTGGTATTACAGAAGGAATGGATACTGATCAAAAAGATAATTGGTATGGTTTCCTTAAAGAACTTAGAATGTTTGCTAAAAGAAGATTACTAGCATTTGACACAAGAGACATTGCAAAAGATAATTTAGATAAGCGTGATTATGCTTTTCTTAGCCAACACTCTACACCACAATCTGATAATGATACAATTACAAAACCCGTCGGAGAAACAGTAATGAATGAGAGCAACCTTTATGGAACTAAGACGCAGAGTTTCCAAAAGTTAATGGATACAAGACTTATAATTAAACACAGCAAAAAACTTGCTGATGATTTTGAACAAAAACCTGGAGATAGAAGCAGAAATATTTCAGCACTATTTGTAGAAAATCAAGACGGGGAAAGATTTAAATATCCTTTCATTCATTTAGCAGGTGCTAGAGCAATGCAGCGTCACGTAGCAAACGGCGGTTTGCCTTATGATGCAATTGGTGAAAGTCTTATCAAAATGAGTGAAGAAATTGCTCAACTAAAAAGTTTTACAAACTACTGTGTACGTAACGATTTAATGAACTCCGACACTAATTCAATCGTTGAACGCAGTAAAGCACAACTTGACGGACTAAGAGAAAGAGTTGCAAAATTATCTAAACAGGCACATTACGAAAATTATGTAGCAGAGTTTCAAGCACCAGAGGCAGTTGAAGTGCCAGATGATGTAATGGAAGAATACAAAGAAAAATTTACAGTTAAAAACTTTAAAGAAGATATTGCTAATGCATTTCCTATCATTTACAAATTAATGAAGGAAGAAGAAACAGTAGGCTATGACGACATAGTCGGATTAACAGATGAAAAAGTAGAAGAACAATCAGAAGATAAAGTTTCAGAAGATCCAATGGCAAGTTTTGAAAACTGGGTCAACCAACTAGGCGAAGAATCTCCACTAATAATGGCTGACGATGAAGAAAAAGTAGACATGATTAAAAAGTTAAATGGTTTACTAAACACAGAATTTCAAGCAGGCGTAGATGGCACAAATGCTATCACTAGTTTGGAAGGTATAATTGAAGACCCTAAATTAGAGCAAGATATTAAAAAGGCAGAACCAGAACAAGATGTTCGTCCAATGGTAAAGGCTTGGGTTGAAGAAAATGCACCAGACGTGCTAGGTGAATTAGATTTTGGTGATATGGCAGACGCTCCAGCAGCAGGAGCAGACGAAGTTGAACCACAACAAGAAGATATGTCAAAAGGTTTTAACAAATATGGACTTGCTGCTATTAATAAAGGTGGCAAATTCTATAGCATTAAAGACAATGAGATTACAGGCGAGTTTGATAG